GTCATTGCGCGCGTTTAATTCCATCAGCTCGCGGGCGACGGTGGCAGCAGGCAGGCCGCGCTTGATGAAGTCGCCGGTCAGCTCTGGGTGCTTTGCCAGCCGGCACAGGTCGGAAACCTCCCCGGCATAGGCCAGGGCCTCGGTGCGTGCGGCTCCGCGCGCATCATCGAGACTGACGACATTGGTTGTGGGGTTGTCTTCGCTGTCCATCCTGGTTGCTCCTCTGGGGGAATTGATGCTGACACTTTCGGCGAGTGCCTGGTGCGCCTGCTCCAGATTGCCGACCTCATCGGCCAGCCCCTCGCCCTTGGCGTCGCCGCCAAAGTAGACGCGCGCGTCGGTGGCGCGGACCCTGGCCAGCTCCAGCCGGCGATGGTCGGCGACCGACCTGGTGAACATGTCGTAAATTCGGCCGATTTCCTGCTCGATGCTGACCCGCGCCTCGACTGACAGAGGCTCGTGGGGATTGGCATCGACCTTGCGCGCGCCCTTGAAAATGTAGCTGTATTTCAGCCCCTCACCCTCATCATGGCGGGACTGGTCCCGGTGCACGGCGACGACGCCGACCCCTCCAGCCGCCCCGGTGTTGGTGATCCAGATGCGCTGCGCAGCGGCGGCGATGGCGTAGGCGGCCGACAGAGCGTCATCATTGGCGACTGCCCACACTGGTTTGTCGCGGCTGATGGCGCGGACCTCGTTCACGAAGTCGAAAACCCCGCCAGCCTCACCCCCTGGGCTGTCGACATCGAGGAGGATGGCGCGGGCGCGGCGATCAGCGCGGACATTGCGCAGAATGTGGGTCAGGCGTTGGTATGACTGCAAATACGTGGAGTCAGGGCTGATTTTACCGTGGCGGCGGGTCAGCACGCCATGGATCGGGACCGTGGCAACCCCCTTGCTCAGCCGGTAGCCGTAGGGCACTGCCTCAGGCTGGGCAGGCTCGACGGCTGCCCCATCCTCGGCAGTGACCTGGAGCAGCGAGCCCCGGTGCATCGTGGCCGCCTCCAGACCGGCCAGCAGGCTGTCGAGCTTGTCCGACTGAATGAGCAGGGGGACGCAATAGATGCGGGCGTAGATATGGGCAAGGTCGCGGATCATGCGGCCTCCGCGTCTGCTGGGGAGCCGCCATCGCTTGCAGTCGCGCCGGGCGGCTGGCTGGTGCCGAGAGTCTGGGTGCGGGTCCCGTAGTCGATGGTGATCCCGAGCTTGCGGGCGAGTGCCTGGGCCTCGGCGATGCGGTTGTAAACCTCCTCCATGTCGTAGCCTTCCGCCTCGATCACGTCCTGCGGCGCGATCAGCCCCGCCTTCAACGCGAGGATGGCAGCCTGGCGGTCCTTCAGCGGGTCAACCCAGGCCGCGCGCGGGGGGATGGCTTTGTAAGCGCGGTACGCCATGGGCCGCGCCATGTAGGCACTGGCCGAGATGGGCAGGGCCCGCGCCAGCACGGCAGTATCAAACCAGGTCGCCCAGACCTGGCGGATGAATTGATAGACCAGCACCGCATGCTGGAACGCCTCGACCTCGGCTCGATAGGCCAGCAGGCCGGCGCGCGAACTGGCATAGGTCGCCTTGGCCAGGTCCCCTGATAGCTCGGCATAGGGGACGCCCAGGGCCGCGCAGATTTGCAGCAGGGTGCGATATTGGAATGCCTCGTACCCGCTGGGGGTGCCACCAGGCTGGGCGAAAGTGACCTTTTCGCCTGGCTTCATGGTCACCGTCGCCCCAGGGGCATAGGCCATGTCGTCATCCTGGCGGCGCGGCACCAATGGGTTTACCGGATCGCCATCCTCATCAATCTCAGTGGCATCCTCGGGCAATTCGACAAACGTGGCATAGCGGGCTTGTTGCTTCTGGCGCTCGAGCTCAGCGTCGTCCCAGGCATCCAGATGGAACAACTTCACGATTGCGGCGGCATAGCCGCTGTTGCCGCGAACCTGGCCAGCCTCGACCGGGTCGAATACGTGGATAATGTCCTCGGCTGGGACCCTGGTTATCTGGTCCTGCATCAAGGCGTCCCTGAACGTCCAGGTCGGGTCTGTGGGGTTGTGGCGGTAGAACCAATACGCCACGCGCTTGTCCCGCAGATTGCGGTCGAACTCGACCCCGAGGCGCACTGTATTGCCGTTCGGCGCAGTGTCCATTCGCCACAGCGGGAGCTGCTCGGCTGGCAACATCTGGAGCTGCAGCGGCACGGTCAGACCATCCTGCGGGCGGCGCGGCCGTTTCCTGATAAAGCATTCGCCAGTCAGGAAGGTTTCGCGCGAAACCCGGCGCGTGAGGCCGTAGAAGTCGGTCACCTGCTCGGCATCGGCCTCGTCGGTCCAGTCATTCCAGACCGCGTGAATCTCCTCCCGCAGCGCCTCGTCCTCGGCCAGGCTCGACGGCTTGATTCCTGCCCCCACCGTCGCGGCTGACCAGCTCCGCAGCGCGGCCTTGGCGTAGCCGTTGTTGCGGACCAGCCATCTGGCACGCGCATTGATTGTGTCACCAGCAGCGCGGAGCTGGGCGTTGATGTGCTGACCAGTCGGTTGCCAGACCGCCAAACGGCGGCGAACCGAGCCGGCCTCCAGCCCTGGGGGGACGTTGCGCGCGGGGACCTGAGCGCCGCCCAGCGGTGCCTCGTTCTGGGCATGGGGGACCAGGGGAGCCTGGTTAGGCTTGCCCAGCCCGAGCCAATTCCAGAAGCCTTTGGAGGGGGCAGCCATGCTCAATATCCCTTGAGCAGGGGAGGATGGGCGATCCGGCGCGGCATCTGCCCCCCGCTCTCGCAATAGGCGTCGTAGCGGTCGAGCCTGGCGAGTGCCTTCAAGCGATCCTCGAATGAAGCGCTGGTCATCGAGCGCGACCGGTCGGAAAGGCTGATCGTGGGGTCGCTTAGGCTGCGCTCCAGGATCTCGCGCTGGCGCTGGCGCTCGGCGATCGCCTCAGGGGAACAGTCCACATACGGCATGATTACCCTTGCGCTCCCCTGGCAAACCGCGATAAGCGGTTGACTCGCCGCGTTTGTGCGCGCGAACGGGGTGCTGCAAAGGTACGGGGGCCGGGTCGCAGTAGCAGTGCGACCCGGCCTTTTCGTTTATCGCACGCGGCGTTGAGCTGCCGCGAGCCGTCGGAGGAGTGAGACCCGCAGACGATCCTGAAGAGTCGTCCGGATCAGGCCTTGGACTTCCGACGTGCGAAACGTGCCATAGATTGTTGGTCCCCACAATTCCCGGATTGGCAGTCGCGTCCTCCCACGACGGCGGAAGGCTCCTCGGTGCCCGGTGCGCATCGTCGCGACAAAGGCTGACCCGAGCACCTGGCTGCGGCCCCAGGCGCGCGTGCGGACCCCCGAGGCGGTCTGGGCGGTCCCTGGGAAGTCGTACAGGGGAATCGGCTTGCGCGAGCTGCGGATCGTCACCTGATAGTCGCCGACGCGCACGCTGTCATAGGACAGCCGCGACTTGACCACGGCACTTCTGAGCCCGGTGCGCTTGGCGATCAGGCTCGACGCCTTGGCGATGCCAGACTTCGCGGTGTCGACTAGGGCGAGCGCGATGGCTGGGTCGGACTTCGGCGGCGCCAGGGCTTCCAAATTGCCCAAAAACACAGTGGCGTCGAACGTGAAACCGCCCTGGCCCGGCTTCAGCTTGGGCGCGGTCGCCATAGCTCCCCCCATGTCCGCGCGAATGATCTTTCGTCCCCATAAGGGCGATGCCAATCGAATGAATATTCCATGGTCGCGAAGTACGGCCCCTGCGGCAGCAGACAATCAAACTCGTAGCACAGCAACAAATATCCTGCGGCACGCATCCTAACGCCAACATCAGAATGGAACATGGCGAGAATGCGCAACCGCTCAGGATAATACCCTGCGTCCCCCTCCATGGTTGAGACGATAAATTTGATCAAATTTACTAGCAAAGTCTCAGCCTCACGCAATGCCCATCCACAAAATGGCGGATACGGCAATTCAAACATTCTGCGTTCTGGGCAGGGGTTATGTCTAAAGCCTGCAATGTAACGGTCGAGACGCGACATGCTCTCGTCGCCAGCCCACATTTTCATCAAGCCTATGCCAGTAATTGCCGGCTTATAATATTCACCCAAGTAAAGCGGCCCCTGCTTATAAGCGGCGTCATAGATCATTGGTCAGCCTCGATAGTAGACGACACGGCGGCGGGCGAGCGGGCGAGGGTTGCCGCGGCGCTTGATATCCCCTGCCAGCTTGACTGCCTCGACCTCGACCTGGGGCGCGTCACTTTTTGCCGGCTCGGTTGTGGCGGCAGAGTCGTCCTGGGCAGGTTCCGCAGGCTCCGGGGGTCGAGGCTCTGGGGGAGCATCCAGCCCGAGCTGACCTTCCAGGCTCCTCCAGCGGGCCTCGCTCCACCGGTCGGCACCCGCCAGCCAGACGGCAGCCCTGGCATAGACCCGACAATCCAGAGCCTCGTTCCGGGGGCGGAGCTGCCGCCACTCGGTGCGGGTAGCGAACCCACGCCTCGATCGTATTATCACCTGCTGCTCCGCGACAAGCTGCTTAATCCATTCGTCTGATACGATATCAGGCAAATGGATATACCCTGTCGGGAAGGTGAAGCCAGCCGCCAATTGTTCGGTTGTCGGCTTCGGCAGGCCCAAATGCTTGTACAATTCCTTTTTAAAGAATGATACCGAGACCGTCCACAGATTGAGCCCGCGCTTGAAACGTTGGCCGTTTGTCATGACTTCGATTTTGGTAGGGCCCGAGACTGGCACCAGGCGATCATAGGCGCCAACGCCGCGGACCGGCAGAACGGTGGCGCGGTCCTGGCCGCGCGCCCAGCGATAAACGCTCTGGGTGGCGAACCCGGTGTCGATTGCGAGGCGCTGCAGGCTCAGCCGCGCCCCGGTTTGGTGCTCCCAGGTCCGCGCCAGCAGGTCTGTCATCGTCTGCCAAACCTCAGGCTTGCCCGGATCCCCAGACACCACGATGTGCTCAACCAGCCAGGACTCCAGACCGCGCCCCCAGGCCCAGATATCCAGCTCGATGCGGTCAAGCTGCACGTCCGCACCCGCCGTCAAGAACAGGCCGCGTTCGGGTACGATCGCGTAAGGCCAGCTTTCACGGCGCTCGTAGAGACGTTCCCAGTCGGGCACAGCATCCGCCTCCTCCTCCCAGTCCTCGCCGAGCACGGTATTGACGAAGGTCTTGCGGGCATCGGGATCGGTGGCGGCGCTTTCCCATTCCTTGGCGATCTGCGTCCACGAGAGCCAGCCGATCGGACTGTAGAGCCCCGAAATGTGATAGCCGTGAGTGGCGACATCGGCCGGCCGGGCCACCGCCGGCCGCGTCGCCCGCCACTCGCCCGCCTCGAGCATCTCGGTTTTGTGGTATTCTGGGAAACTGTCTTCGCAATGAATACACTGGTATTGCACCGTCTCAGGGCGGCTTGGTTGCCAGCGCAGCCGCGAAAATTCGAGAACTTGCATTTCGTCGCACAATGGGCAGGGCACGAAATACTTGCGTTGGTCGCTGGCTTCATATTCGCGCGAAATCCGCGACATGCCCTTCAGTAGCGGAGTCGACGCCAGATATTCCTTGGCGCGAAAGCTGAACGTGCGCATCCGCGCTTCGGCCAACGCCACCGGATCGCCCTCGCCCTCGACATCGCCGGGATAGGCGTCAACCTCGTCGAGGAACAGATAGCGCACAGGCATTGATCGTAGG